TTGATTCATCATTCTTTGAATATTCCCTGGTGACTCCATATGAGGACTGGCTTGTCTTGTTCTGTGCAGTAGCAATGATTGGAGTGTAATAATCATACCTCCAGTTGATGGTAACACCGTTTCCTGGAGCTCCACCTGGAGTGAATTCAACAACTGTGTGCTCTTTTCCATATGTCACTGTGAAATCAGTATCCTCCACCTTCTGGACTCCTCCGACTTCAACATATGTGAGTGGCTTGTTGGCCTTGAATCCAAGAACAAAAGCTGTTGTTGTTCCATCTCCTTTCCCAGACTCAGTCCAGTCTGGGGCAGATACTTCAGTGAGCCTCTCACCTCCAGTGATTCTCACGAAGTTGTAGAGGTCTTTGGCCTCTTCATTGAGCTTGATTTCACTGATGCTGAATTCAGCATCTGTGTAGATTGTGGACTTGTATCCATATCCATATGTGGGGTCTGCACTCTCCTTGATTTTAGCATTGAAATCGAAGTCCTTGTCAATCCAGAAGCTGAAGGCTGCTGTCTCGGTTCCGATGTTGCAGAGCTCAGTCACCACATCGCTCATTATCTTGTTCCTGGCAACGAACCTGTCAACCTTCCTGGTCAGCGTGAAAAGCTTCAGATAATCAATCGTTGCAGTTGAGTTGGTCGTGGCCATCTGGATGAAGAACTGGGATGCTGTTGAAGTGATGTCACTGGTGATGGTATCTTCCAGGACTCCGTTGACAAAGAATCGTGCTTCATCTGAAGACCACTCAACCCTGTAGTAGTTGTAATCTGTCTGGGTCGGAGTGGCGATATCCGAATTGGTTGTTGTGCTACCTCCAGAGGTGCACACACTGTCCACTCCAGTGGTTGTAAGCTTGAAATAGACTGCTTCTGCAAGGGTACTGTCTGATGCAAATCCAAAATTCACGTTATTGGATGCAGCATCGACTTTCAACCTGAATTCCAGGGAACCATAGATGTAGGATTCATCTGCATTCTCAAGATGCCTGGTTGAACCGACATCTCCTTCAAAGTCAAGTGTATTGTTGTAAATATCACAATAAGCTGGTTGGCTACCCCACCTGGTTGAATTCCAGTAGTCGAACCTGTCGAAGTCATCAGTGAATCCATTCCAGGTTGTCACATCAGTTCCGAATTCAAGAGGGAAAGCACCAAAAGTCGGGTCACAAAGAATGAAGTCAACTCTCTTCTCCAGCCAGGAATCATTGATTTTCCTGTCAGTCAACAGTCCACTGAGACCTCTTCCCTTGAGCTGCAGCACGTTCTTCTGGCCAGTGATGTCTATTGCATTAATCTGGCCAGTGAAGACATGGTACAGCGTATCTGTTGGAGTATGGGCCATCCAGATTTCCTGAGTCTGGAAGTGCGTGAAGATGTTCTTTGCAAAACCCTCTGGGTTGGGATAATTGATGCTGTAGACACCACTCAAATCATCAGCAGAAGCCTTGACACTGAGACCCATGGCTGGAATATTTGTAGTCCAGACATTGTCAGTTCTGACTTTGTACTTCTTGAATGCTGACTGAAAGTTCAGTGTCAACTACCAGCACCTCCACCCCACGTCAAGTTGTAGGACTGGCTCTGGTTGTCGGTCACGTTGACACAGTCACCCCAGAACCACAGATTGAAAACATCCAAAGCCTTGACCTTGGGAATTATCGTCGTTGTTGCATTGGTAATGTTGAGCGGAATGTTCACCACTCCCAATCCATATTTGCTCCAATTCTGGGTTGTGAATGGAGGTCTGAATCCACTCGTCCATGTGTACATGTAGAAACCTGAGAGCAGGGACTCGTTTGTAGCCAGAGAGACATTATAGATGGTCGCATTTAACGAATTGTTAAGCACGACTGAAGGAGTCTGCACATCCTGATAGTCTGGCTGAGAATCATTCATGTAAGGCTGGAAACATGCAAAGTCAAGTGAGTTGTTTGGATGTGCATAGGTGACGGTGTATGTGTTCTCACTGTTCCACAAGGCATATCCAGAGAAGGCTGTGGCATTGTAGACTATGGTGTCATTGGTGCAGGATTGCACTCCAATGAGGCTTCCTGTAGCAATCACATCTCCCCTTGTTGCTGGGAATCCTGATGCATTCCACAAGTAGAGCTCACTGCAGTTGTCAGTCGAGTAGAACGTGAGTGTCGCATTTGAGTTCAGTCCAGGGTTCGCTGTGCTGTTGATGGATATCCACTCTGGGTTGAAGTAGACATTCGTGCCGTCATCCATGTTGGTTCCGGTGAATGTTGCCTGAGTCCAATTGGCAATTCCATGAGTGGCATTGTATCCACATGCAAGGTCATTCCAGACTGTTGTGTTGCCTGTTGCTCCTGAGACAACACATCTGTCAATATCATAGGCCCAGGAGTTATTGAAAGTGGTCTCATTCGGGAAACCATCAACGATTCTGAATCCTGCATCTGTGCAGTTGTAAGCAACGTTGTCTGCAATGGTCAAGGTTCCCCAGATAGGGCCGAGATTGTAGCAGTCATCGGTAAAATCTGAGAGCGTGTTGCCTGTGATTGTGTGGTTCTCTCCGTTTCCATTGAGCGTGATTCCATCAGAACCTCCACCAAAACAAGTATTGTTGATGATGCTGATGGTATCTGAGTTTGAACCAATGCAGCTATCAGTGCTGCCATTGACACTGTTGTTTTGAACAAGAGTGTTGTCTGAAGAGGAGAGCAATTGGATTCCATCACCTCCACAATCAGTGACGACGTTGTTTGTGATGTTATTTCCAGTGCTGCCTGTTGCATAGATGCATGAGCCAGAGGCATTGTAGATGTTGTTTTCTGTAATTGTGTTGTTTTCTGAAGAGCTCTCCAGGTAGATTCCAGTTGTCACGTTATCACAGTCCAGGTCTTGCACCAGGTCTGCTGCAGCTCCTGAGAAGTACACACACCTGGTGACATCATATACTGTGTTGCTCGTGAAGTTGTTTGCATCTTCCAGAGCTGTTGAAGTGGTACTTGAACGAAGTCCGTAAGTGACATTGTAGATTGTGTTGCCAGTGATGATGTTTCTCTGAGGAGTTGTACTGTCAACATTGACATAGACACCTTCTGGGTTCGAATCAGTTCCATCATATATCGTGTTTCCACTGATTGTGTTGTCATCTCCACCTTCGATTCCAATTCCATAACGGCAATTGTAAATCTCATTATTCACAACACGATGGTCATCAGTGCGGTAGAGAACAACTCCAGTATCTGAAGTGCCATAGCAGACATTGTTTGTGAAATTCCACTGGCCAGTTCCGCTGATATCAACACATGGAGTGCTGCCACCTGAGTCATAGAACGTGTTGTTGTTCATGATTCCCTCTGCAGTTCCTCCCCAAATCTGGCCAAAACCTCCGTTGTCATAAGCAGTGCTCAATTCAATCAGAAGACCATCAATAGTAGGACTTCCACTGGACAGTCCAATATACATACCATCAGCGTCATTGTCATAGAAATCAACATCTGTAATGGTGACATTTCTGAGGTCTCCTGTTGTTGAACCAACGATTCTTGCTCCTCTTCCATTTGGAGCTGAACCTGTATGGTCATCCAGGGTCATATTCTGGATAACGATGTTCGTTCCAGAGTCTATCGCAATTCCTCTTGCAAACTGGGTCACACGTCCATTTACGAATGTGAGATTGTCAAAGGTTCCGCTTGTCTGGATTCCATAATCATTGACTCCACGGTCTCCATCGAATCTGTATCCTTGGAGGTCTATCTTGATGTCATCTGAGTTGACAGTGACACCATCTCCAGTGCAGAATTCATTGGCTACAAGAGTGTAGACACCTGGTGAGCTCAGTGTAGTTCCGCAAGTCGTGATTGTCGGGTCGAGGTCAAACTTATTACTGGCCATATCCAGTGTCACGTTGAACTGGGCCTTCTCGAATGTCGGAGCATCAAGAGCAATTGCATACCACTTTGTTCCAGCAGCAGGGATTGAGAAACTTGATGCTGGTTTCATGGTGACATACGTGTAATTCTCAGTCCAGTAGACGATGCTTTCATCAAGCTGTTCTTCCTGGTGTTTTTCTGAGACTTCCTTGAAGTCCACAACCTCATAGAACTCCAGCTTCTGCATAATCTGTTTGCTTAGCTGCAAGTCTTTAGATTCGACCTTCTTTCCTGAGATGGCAAGCATGTTCGGATTTTCCACCAGGATGAAGAAATAGTGTGTTGTGGTCTCTGGGTCTGCTATCGATGCAGCAGGTGTCAGAGAAATGTATGCTGTCACTCCTCCAAGAGTCATGTTCTTGAACTCCAAATCCTGCATCTCCACTCTGATTGTGGTGGTCTCTGCAGGCGTGTATGTAGTCAACACGAGCATGAGCATGACCAAAGTCGCTCCAACCATTATTCCAATCTGTCTCTTCGTCATAATACCGACCCAATTTTGAGGGTGAGTGTCACCTTCAATCTGTTTTGTGCATCTGGAGATTCAGAACACTGAACCTCCTGAATAATCATTGTCTGTGTACCATCTGGCAAATCCCAGTTGCGTGTGGCATCCTTGCTGAATGTGCTTCCATTCCAGTCTCCTGGTTCAAGTACAACCGAGGAGATAACATCGGTGCTCAGGATAGCTCTCAAAGCTGTTCTGGCAGCCTTGGTTGTTGTATACGGGAAATCGGTTCCACAATGCACTTCACCAGTCACCTGGACTTCATCAGTCGTGCTGACCTGGTCATACATCAGTTGGTCTTTGACATATGGCAATGGCAGCTCTGCTACATCCCTACCCATGTTCTCAGTGATATTTTGCACCAGGAAAATGAAACTGTTCCCTGACGCTGTTACCCGATAATATGTGCCACTTGTCATCAGTATCCCCTCTGGAAGTGACCATTCCTACTGGACATGGACATTGCATCTTCCATTGCTTCCTTCACAGCCTGTTTGAACTGTGAGGCATTCATGTTCGAGGAACCACTGACATTGACAACGACAGTTCCGATTCCTCCTCCACCAGCACCCATTCTACTTGGGTTCTTGGTTGCAAATATGTAATCTGCAGGGTTAGTCCTGATGACTTTTCCCTGTGGTGTAATGACTGCATCACCGACATTCTCACTATCCGGCTTCTCCTGGTCTCCCAACCAGGCCTTGATAAGGTCATAGAGTATTTGACCAGGTGTGTTCTTGGCCATGTCAGCTACCCAGTTGTTTATCTCGGCAATCCAGTTGTCGAAGGATTCAACGAAGCTCACCCACTGCACATCCAGGAATTCCTTGAGTGCATCAATGGCTTTCTGAATCGCTTCTTCAATCCATTTCTGAATCACGGCCACAAGAGCCTGGATGACTCCAATGAGACCTTCTCTTTCGAATATCTCACCAAGGTCTGCATCTTCTGGACGTTCAGCCAGGGTTTGATATTCTCCTTCATATGGCTTTCCTGAGCCCATGAGCAGGCCTGTGAAGGACTTCCACAAGGTGTCGATTGGATTCTCAAGCATGGCTGCACCGAACTTGAAGAGCTCTGGGATTATCACAGTTGTCAATAGCGTGTAGAGCTCTTGAAGTGCACTTGCTACATTGACCCCAAATTCGAAGCCCTTATTCATCTCTTTTAGACCTTCAAATGTTCCCTCTCCAAAGAAGGACTCGAACATATCTTGTCCAACCAACTGAGCTGCAAATCCAACGAGAGCTGAGATGAAGAAATGAATCACCTTAATCAGCATTGTAGCTGCAGCAGCCAGCTCTGGGCCAAGATATGTGGCCAGTGTCTGCTCCAGTTGAGTGAAATCCAATGCCAGGAATGTATAGAGAACTTCAGCTACCTGAGCTATCAGGCCATTGATGAAATTCATCGCTCCCTGGAATTCCTCAGACTGCACAACTTGGTTAACTGCCTCAGAAAGAACTGCTCCAATTCCTGAGATGAGAGTTGCAAAATCAATCTCTCCAGCCAGGTATTGTCCAACAAGCTGACCAAGACCCGCTCCGATTCCAGCAAAGACTTTCATCATCAATGCAAAGAGTGGTCTAATGAGCGTATTGAACATCTTGGCCATCATTCCCAGGACTATCAAGACAGGAATCAAGAGTGGGAGCAGCAGGTTGACAAATGGCTCGACCATCTTTCCAACCAGTGCAATCAGCACACCAAACATCTTGTTCAGGGTGTTGAAACCCATGGTTATTCCCTTGACAAGCATCGAAAGTGCTTCCAGGATGAAAAAGATTCCCAGAATCGCACCAAGGACTTTTACGATTCCATGGACAATATCTGCAAGAGGTTCGAGCAACGGTGTCAGAGCATCAACAACAATACCAAGGTCGACAAGTCCACCTTGGACTTTCTTCTTCCCTGTTCCTGTGGTTTTGCCAGTTTGTGCTTTCTTCCCTGTCCCTACTCCACCTGAAATGTTCGGTCTGCCACCGATTGACGAGCCTGCAATACCTCCACCGATATTTGCAAGCTGTTTCTTTAGGTCACTCGCATCGACCTTCAATTTCACCTTAATAGGGATTTCTGCTGCCATGTTTCTTACCTCAATTCTTTCTTGAATTTCCTGTTTCCAACCTTGGCTTCACGTGCTTCGGATTTCCCCGACAGAATCGCCATGTAGATATCCAAAATCTCTGGGTCTTGCTCCTCAATCTGGGCAGGAGTCCAACCATAGATGTCCGACAATGCCTCCATGTTGAGGTACATCGGAATCAACGGTGAAATCTTCCCTATCTTGATGAGGTACTCCACAGTCTTTGGATTGTTTATCTTGGCGATTTCTCTGAGTCGGACAAAAAATCCTGCTCAGCCTCCGTCTTCTTCAGACCCATCTGGGCTTCAAGCCATCCGTAAATCATTTCCAAGTCCCTGTCAGCTACATCCATGAAGCTGTCTTCTGTTTTGAAGACCTGGCCTCCGTTGTGCAACTTAAGCAAGATTTTCCATCTTGCCCGATTCAGTTTCTCGACAATCTCTACTCCCTTTTCTGGGTTCTGTACGTCTCCACCTTCGACTTCTTTTTGGAAGGCCGTTGCTTCATTCTGAAGAGGCAATACCGTCTTCAGGTACTCTACCTTATGACGATATGTGGGCCTCTTGAACTCCACAGCGTGCATCTTCCCGTCCACTTCTATTTGGTCAAATTTCTTCACCACATCACCAATTAGCCTCAAGGACTTGGTCTACCATTTCGCCAGCTCCAAGTATTCCCTTTCCGGCAATATCATACAAGATGAAATCTCCAAGGTCTACAGTCTTGTTGATTGATTCAACTTGACAGCTTCCCAATGTGATTGACAGTGAGAGCTCTCCGCTTCCAAGAGCAACACCATTGTCGGCTGTGAAGATAGTGTTGAAGGATGATGGTGCACCTGCTGTTGCAGTTGTTCCACCCAGGAGTCTCTCATGCTCTGTTGAGTCAACAAATCCGATTGTCGCTCTCCAGTCACAGTTCAGGATGTTTGAACCTCCTGCTGCTGGAATCCTGCTTCCAAGACCCCACAATAGGTTGGAGTTTCTGTTGAATGAAAGTTCCCAAGACTGCACATAATTGACAGTACTTCCACCAATGCTCAGGCCTGCTTCAAATCCTCTCAGTGGTGTTGCTGTAGGAACTTGAGCTGCAGTTGCAGTTGCACCTGAAACATCAACGTTCTTGGCAACCCAATCACTCCTGAATTTCAGATAGTCATCCATTGCCACACTGATAGTGGGGTTCTGGAAGAGTACACCTGCCCAGAGATGCTGAACATCTGTTGCTTCATTGAAACTCTCTTCAAGAGTCACTGATGGCAAATCATCTGCATAGACCATCGTGTGAGTACAGTCAGTTGAAGTGTCAGCGTGAGTAGTGGTTCCTCCATAGAGGGCATACTCCAAGAGTCTTGCGTTGGTCATGTTTACTTCAATGCTTCCCTTTGGAGTGTATTTTCCTGCTGGGATTGCTTGAGGTTTGGACTGACCAAGAGCATGAACTTCCTCAGTTGCCTGAGTGTCGTTCTGGTTGAAGCTCGTTACTGCACCAATCTCCCTATCTGGAACAACTGCTGTTCCCCATGTTACTTCTTCTTTTACGAGAATCGTTGAGTGGATTCCCTTGTTCACATTAGCCATATTAATCTACCTCCTCTGTTTTCTTTTTCTTTGGAGTTCTGGACTCCTCCTTGACTGCTGGTTCCGGTTCAGACTTTGGCTCAGTAGGTCTTTCACCAACCTTCTGGAACTCAGAGTCCTTCTTTCCCAATCCAGGCAAGAATTCAAGATGCTCTTCAGCCACCTCTACAGGCTGCCCAGCCTTGAACTCATAGTACATTCCTTTGTTTGCTTTTGTCACGGTCATGCTTCTTTTCGATACTACTTTTACCATATGTTAACACCTCATGCTTCTTGTATTCCTGGCAGTTCTACCAGGACGTTCCGCTGGAAACATTTGTCTTTCCCGAACGTCGATGGGAGCATTGGCCCAAAGCCGACATAGCGGATGTAATCTACCTCTTTCCAAACTTTTTTGTTGCTCATGAAAAAATCTTTTATTTTTGTTGCAATTTCATCAACGTTCTTCTGGCTCAGGTCATAGCAGATGACACTGGCCCTGATATTTGACCAGGTATTGGATGCTCCACCAAGAGCTGCATCAACAGCAGTTGCCAGGTCAAGACCCATTCCAACACGTGGGAAGTCCTCTCTCTTGAGGTACTCCTGTGGATAATCAGGGAAGAGTTTGTCTGTGCTTCCCTGGTCATAATTGATAACATATGCCCCGCTCTGGGCATTTACAAACGAGATAACTCCGGTGCTGTAGTTGACAGTGTAGTCGTCTATCCAGGTCAAAGGTGAACCTCCAACAGTGATGTCTCTGACATTCTTCAACAGGGTAGGATTAGTTGCCAATGTATGGCTGTTGGCTGCAACGAATGTACCAGTGTCCTGGCTCGTTGTGACTCCCCTATCGCCAACTGAGAGTATGTCCGCATTGCGCAAGCGGATAACCATTTCTTCCTTCAAATCGTACAAGTTTATCTGTGCCATATTTCCTCCCTCCTGGGATTAAGATAGCTGAACCTCAGCCTACCTGAAATTTCTCGTGAACGCATCTTCCATTATCTTTGGGTAATCTCGGTCAATCACCTCGAATATGAACGGATTTGGTGCTGTTCCAGGATGTTTCACCTTCTTGGTGAAGACTTCCTTTCCATCAACTTTGAACCGAAGGAACTTCTTGTTCTTCGGCGTGATTATGTGTGGTGGAGTTCCATAGAGAACATAATCCAGGTAGTCTGCTGCCAGGATTATGATGTTGTTGTCTGTGTCAATCTTGTATGTGAAACTGTTCTTCAGGAACCCAGTATCAACTGGAGCTGCCTCAGCAAATGCTTGTGAGATGTTCAGACCAATCTCATTGAGTGCTTGGTTGAACTTTTTCTCCAAATCAGCTTCGTCAACTATCAGTTTCATCATACATCACCATGCAAGAACAGATTGCTGTAGTCATACACCTTCTCAGGTGCACTCCCGAACTTTCCGTATCTCTCGATATGGTTTTTGATTATGAATGAATCAAATCCCTTGGTCACTATTCCAGACGTTTCTGCAGCCAAATCGTGGCTCGCATCTGTGATTGTAAATTGAGTAGCTGTTGGTGTTGAAGCAACAGTGTAGAGGGCATCATAGTTTGTCGTGCCTCCAACAAATACCTTATCACCCACACTCAACCCATGGTTCTCTGAGGTACTGATGGTTATTGTGGTTGCATCCCCATCAATACTCGTGATTGTCAAGTCTGTCCCATTTGCATAGATGAAGTCATCCTTGGCAACACCAGCAACTGGTCTTGAAATGAGATATGCATCTCCACCTTCGATAAGACCTGCCTTTTCAAACATCCATTTCTTTTCAAGACGAAGGAACACGGCCAGAATCACACTTGCGGATGATTCATTTGCTGAGAGTGTCTCTTCACCAGTGATATTGTCGATGGTTCTTGTCTTCGGAACATGTACAACATAACGGCCCAACCTCTGGATGTAATGCGTATTGAATTGAGCTTCCGTTATCAGTGTTCCTCCCGTTGCCATTTCATATCATCCCATTACCACGAACGGCTTCTTCCTCACTATCTTGCCAAGAACTTCTTTGCGTTCTTCTCTCAATGCAAGGATACCTTGTTTGATGTTAGTCCAAGGTTCTCCAAGGCTGAACTGCATCTCTGGCAATGAACCAGAAGTGATGTCGTCGTAAGTAGCACCAATCTGTGCAGCAAGAGACCTAAGAGCTGCATCTACAGCACAGAGTCTCTGCACAGTTCTCGGAATCGGATATTCACCATAGAAATAATCTATGGCAATGAGTTGTCTTTCATTGTCTGCAAAGTAGCTTGCTTCGGATGTGCTTCCGAGCTGAATCTCACCAGAATCTCTCTTGATAATCAAGGTCGATGGTGTGATGCTCGTGCTATCTATTGTCAGCAAACGGATATTGCGAATTGGATAGAAATCCATGAACATGTTTGAGAGGCCGTTTCCATCCAGCTTGTCCAGGCCAGTGTCGCTTCCATCATGGTTTTTCCTGCATGGAGGCACAACTCTGTACTTGGATGTGTTGTCGATTGCAGCACTAAAAGCGGGAGAGACAGTCAGGGATGTCGTATCATTGTCTGTGATTTCTCGGTATTCTCCGGCGTTCGTTCCTTCATACACCCAGACCACATAACCTATATACTCATCTGCCGTCCACGATTTTCCTGAATCGGTAATCGTGGTTGCATCTCCTGACGTCGCCGTCCCGCTTGTCTCTATAGACCAGTAAACTGTACCAGTGTAGTCATCTATGAAATCCATTGCATCCAGGATATTTGCTGTGATATCGGCATCACTAATTGGCCCTCCAGAATCTGGATAACCAGCAGCCCTCTTCACATCCGCTACAGTACAGTACATTTTCTACCTCTAAACTGCTTTTGTCATAGCAACATACCACCAGCTTGTGCCGTTTGAACCGACAAGCCAGAAGTTGGTGTCCGCATTGTTGTCATCCACAAATGCCATGAATCCAGAACCCACAGTTGCTGGTGTTCCGAATGCTGAGTCGAGCTCGGCATCTGTTGGAGGGTTGGAAACATCGCTTGTGTCAACCTTCGTCATTATACCTTCTGCAGTTGCATCCACTTTCAAATCACAATCTATTGTAGACGTATCCACTGCAAATCGCAACGTTCCTCCAGTTGAGATTCCAATCTCATCATTTCCTACTCTATAAAGCCCTGTATTGCTGTCATTGCTGAATCTCAGAGCTGGACTGGCAACAGAACCATCTGGGAAATTACAGATATTTGCAAAGGAAGATTCTGTGGCTGCCAAAATAATCTTCCAAGCTCCTCCTACTGCAAAACGAAGTGAGGAACCTCCCGAATACATTCCTTGGTTGGTGTTAGCTGAGAATGAATATGATGGTGCTCCAGCAGAACCATTTCCCAATAATGAGGGGTCTGAACCTCCTCCAGCTGCTGCCCATTTTAATCCTGTTGACTCGGCTGAGTCAGCAGTCAGAACAGTATCATCAGCCCCAACACCAAGCCTTGCAAGGGCTGTATCAAAACCAAGAATATCTCCTTTCGTTGTCAGGGGTGCTACTCCAACTGGTCTCACTCATTTCACCTCATCTTGCCTTCTTCCTACCTTTCACAATAACTGTGTTGGTTGCTCCATCGGCCACTACTTTGACTCTGTAATATTTGTAATTGAAATTGTCAAAGTCAATTGCGAAGGTCTCAGTTCCGTTGGTCACAGTGATGCTTGCATTGCCCACTGAGTTATCATCAGTTCTGTAGCCTCCTTTCGTAACATCAATCCAATCTGCTGTTGCAGTATCTTCATCATTTGTTCCTTCCACAGTGAGTGTCAGAGTTCCATCGGCATCGATGAGTTTTCCAGTAAGGCTCATGTCGTCATAACCATCCATGGATTCCCCAGTCGCTGAAGGATAATAGTGGGTAGCTGCTGTGACATTGGTTGTATCAACCAAATCACTGAGAGTGGACTGGCCGAATACACGTCTGGCTATTTTGCCATCATATACTTTGTCTACATCTTCTGCCATGTGACTCTACCTCACTCAGATTCTTCCTCAACTTTCTTGCGTCTGCTGCTGACTTTTCGCCTGGAAGTTGTTTCCTTTTTTTCTTCCTCCTTTGGCTTTTCAGGTTCAGCTTTGGCTTCTTCCTTCCTTGGATTTTTCCATCCAGCACGTCCTTCCGAATCTTTTATCATAGGCATATATTTCACCTCAGTTTTTCGTTAAAATAAAAAGAAAGAAAAAAATCAGGTTGCTTCGTCCTGACCCCATATGTATATGGTTCTTGCTTCGTTGTCAGTCGCTCCTGGAATAGTCACAACACCTGCTGCAGAAACAGAAGTTGCTGGAATCAGCCCATCTGTTGCACCAAGTACGTTGCATCCGTACACAGTCTGGATGACTGTGGATACATCAACTGTGTCCCCGTCATCTGCTGTTGCCGGAGTCACAATACTCCAAAAGTTCATACCTGCCATTGCTGCAATTTTAGTTACAGTACAATCTCCAATCGCTATTGCTGCCATTCATATCACCTATATAGAATCAACCCACTTGCTGGGGTTGCTGTTGCGCTGGTCAGTGTCAAGACGTTCGTGCTTATTGTCACGGGGTCTGCAACACCGTCAGCATCCGTTGTGAGCTGAGCCCATTTCACTTCAACTGCATTCTTCACAGTCCAAGTATCATTCTGAGCTGCTTTCGCTCCTGAATCTACCCAACCGAGCTTCCAGCCTTTGAGGTTACTCCCAGCTTGGGGCATAATCTCTTCAGCCGTCACGTTCACATTCGTTGCCATGATATCACCCTAAAATAAAGGAATAGAGGAAAAACCTCTATGCCGATATCTCAGTAATACTGGAACAGAATGCTGTGTTTCTGATGATGAGTGCCTCGTAACATTTGAGAGCAAACTTCTCAGAGTCGTTTGTTCTTGCCAGGTCGAAGTAGGTCAAGTCCTGCAATACAGCCATGTGCACGACGCTCATGTCCAAGAAGTAAATTGCTTTGCTTCCAGAGACATTGCTCATGAACATGCTCGGAATGACTGGTACGTCACCCACCATTGTGTGAAGCACAATAGTTGTGAATCCCCAGAACACCTGCTGTGTTGGTTGCATGTAACCAATCTTTGCTGTCAAGAGTCCGAGCAAGTCAGTGTAAACACCGCTTGAACAGATAGCCAAGTTTGGTCTTCCTCCGTCATCGAAAGCATTTTTGATTGCTGTGTCGATGTCGGCAAGTCCAAGTGCTGACGTGTTCTTGTCAACTGTGTTGGTTGAACTCATGAGTTCGATGACACCATCATACTCCTCTGGGTTTGTGGTTGCGTCACCAGTAATCATAAGCTCTTCCTGAAGCTCACGAATCTCTCTTGTTTTTACGAGAACTTCTTGCTGCTTTGCGTTTGATGCTGCTTGAGCTCCAAATGCGCCAGTTGCTCCAGTTGCTGTCATTCCTTCAAGAACGAAGCTTGGCTGAGCTGCAATCGCTGGGCCAGTGACACGTCCGACTGCATACAGATACTTTATTGGAGTAGCTGACCTTGCATAGGTTGTGTTTGTCTCAGTAAGAGCTGCATCTTCAGCAAGTGCAACAGCTCCACCCTTTGCAGTAATCTTGTTCCATGTGTAGACGTTAGAGGTACATGTGACTCTTGGAACAAGTTCCACGAATGGAGTCCATTTCCTGGTTACATCCACAATCCTTGGGTCAAGATATACGGGGATTGTTGAAACACCAACTGCATTTCCGGTGTTGGCTGTGAGGCCACCGATGCTGTGTGCTTTCATCTCGAACTTTTCGAGACCCTTCATGTATGCACTTCCAAGTGCACCCTTCTCCTTGTCTCTCTCATCTACCGCAAGAGATTTGTAATCGAGTCCGTATGGGTTCTGGTAACATGTGTTGTTGGCCATCTTCCCAAAAGACTGCTCATAAGCGGTAGCAGGAGCAAATCCACTTTCAATATTTCCTGTTTGTGCCATTTTTCATCACCTTATCAATTGCAGAGGAGTCCTTTCAGATGCTTTGAGCTCTGGCTGGTCTTCTACTGCTTTTTGTTCCACCTGTGCTTTGTGCACTGGTTTCTCAAGCTGAGCTTTGAGTTCAGCTATCTCCTTGTCCTTTGCCTCGACTTCCTTGCTTTTTGTTTCAAGTTTAGCCTTCAGCTCGTCCAAGGATTTCTTCTCTTCGGTCTCCTCTTCAGGTTCCTTCTTTGCTTCTTCTTTGGCCTCCTTAGAGGGTTCCTCCTTCTTTTCTTCTTCCTTCTTCTCTTCTGGTTTGTCACCCTCAGCCTTTGCTTCAGGTTTCATCTCAGGAGTAGAAGGTTCAGATGTAGAAGGCTCGTCCTTTTTTTCTACCATTTTATCACCTTCATTCATTGCTTGTACAGACTTCATGAATACAGCCTGCATCTTACACTCAGGATTTACTGGGTTTCCAGTAAGAGCAACATTGAGCAGCTCAATTTTCTTCAGAATTCGGGCTTTCACACCGTTAACAATCTCTTCATCTGCTCTGATTGCCTTGTATGCAATCGAGAATGCGTCCAGGAAACCATCCTTGATGCTTCCCCAAATCGCTTTGAAATTTGGAGCGTGTTTGTTGATAATTGCCTTAATCCATATCCCTTTTGTGTCTCTTTTGGCATCGACAATTCTTCCAGCGGGCAAAGTCTTGGAGGATTTTCTCCAGGCCTCATGCTCGACGTCGAGTTTCACATTCCCGCTCTTAATCTGCAGCAGCATGTCATCCAGGCATTCCTGGGAGACAATGTCATTGTAGATGTCGATGTCAGGAGTAGATACATAACCTTGAACATAAGGAACTTTTTCGCCGTTGGACTTCGTCTCTATTCCCCAAGAAACCGTGTCTGTGTAAAATGTGAAGTCATCTGGCATAGTGGACAACGGAGCTCGTTGTTTATAATAGGCTTGCATGGAGAAATTCCATTGCTTATAATAGGCTTGGTTACTTGACCGTTTCCTGCCTGCTTCCATAGCTGTTGATTTGGAAGTGGATATCGAACTCCAGAATCGCTGGTGATTGTGCTGCTGTTGAACCGACCCAAGTGTCGTCAGCTCCTGTGTCGCTTCGGTAGATTTTGAGCATGATGATGTGAGAAATCTTCAGGCCTGTTCCGCTCACCTGGACAGAAGAAGTGATTTCATGCTTGTCATCAGTCCCAGAGCACGCATCAGACAAATCAACTGTAGATGACGAGACAAAAGTCCCATTAACATTGGCAATCGTATAATCAACTTTCCAACCAACAAGATTTCCATCTTCCTCATTGCCCCTGTCACAAGGAGTCCAGTGGATGTGGAAATAGAGGTCAGTGCCCTCTTTGTACGAGTGAGGCATCTGAGTACTTGCATAAACAGCATCATTCTTCTGGAATTTATAGACCTTGAAAGTAGTACCTGCTCCTCCTGGTTGCCAGTTTGAAAGCGTCGGGTCTCCTGAACCAGCAAATTGGAACGCCCCTGGAACAACACGCAAGTCATCCCAGAACACCTCATCAGGATTCTCTATCGCATAGGCAATCCCCAGATATGGGTTCAGAATCTTGATGATGT